GTGCCGAGGTTGACCACACGGAAGGTGAACGTGGTGCCAATCCGGTCAGAATTGATCAGCACGTTTTCCAGCTCCGTGACCGTGGGCAGCGTGTAGGTCTGGGCCGCGGCGGTGACACCGTTGTTGGCCAGGATCAGACCGTTCAGCACTTGCGCCGGGGTCAGGGTTGCAGTAGCGGTAACCGCCACCGGATCTGCGGTCAGGTCAATAAACGGGTCGTTGACGTTGCCGTCACCAAGCTGGTAGCCACCAGCGCCATTAGGGAGAGCCATGATTGATTCCTTTCAGATGAAGTTCAAAAGGGGGCTGCTATACGCTTAGCAGCCCCCGTTTCGGTTTAGCCCCACAGACGGCAGGCCATCTGCGGGCGGATCACGCCGTAGCCGTACAGCACGTCAATCCGGCAGGGCATCCGGTCGTTGTTGATGTCGTACTGACGCACGACACGCAGGCTGATGCCGTTGTGGTTGGCACGGCTGGCCATGTCCACGCCTTGCGGCAGAAGCAGGTCGGCGGTGGCAAACGTGATGGCATCCTTGTGGTACACCAGGTTCTGCGCGTACTGCGTGGACGCAGCGCCGATGAACGTGACCGTTTGGCTGTTGGCCGGCAGAGAGCTGACGGTGGCCAGCGCGTGGCTGGCCGAGTACATCGGAGCAACCGTGACCGTTGCCGCGCCGCCCGATGCAGTCACGTTGGCAAGCGCAACAAACTGGAACAGCGAGCCAGTGGACTCACGGGTCTGCGGGTTCACCGCAAAGCAGCCCGCCACGGTAAACACGTCGCCAGCAAGAACGGTGTTGGTGCTACCCAAGCCGGTGAGCGAGATCGAAGTCGCGCCTTCGGTCGTCACTGCAGCCGCCGTTGTGCCGTTGGTGCGCGAGCCAGTCGTGAACTGCTTGATGGACTGGCTCATGTTGACTTCTTCGAAGCCCAGCACGCCAGTGCCCATCATGCCGTTCTTGAACTGCTTGCTGATGGTGTCGGTGGGGTTGAACAAGCCCTTCATGCCTTCCACCAGACCAGCGTTCGCGGCGGGGTTGACCGTTGCGTAGCGCGGCGACATCACCGCGGCGTTCTCGTTCAGCTTCTGCTGGGCTTGCAGCAGAACCAGCGAGGTGGCCGGCGTGGTGCCGGGCGTGCCGACAGAGTTGCCGATCTTGTTGAACGCGTTGGCCACGTCAGCGTCGATGCTGGCGGCAAGCTGGCTGATACGAGGCTTCAGCACACGATCCGCGAAATCGTCCAACTGCATCGTCAATTCGGCGGACGTGAAGTTCACGCCGATGTGCTTCTGCGAAGAGACGGTCAGGGTCGTGAACTGCTCGTTGTCGTCCTGCACTTGCAGAGCGGCACCGTCAGTCACCAGAGCGCGGTCCGGCAGGCGGATGCGCAGCGTGGAGCCGATCTTGGCCCCTTCGACAGCAAAGCTGTCGTCGTACTGGCGGTTCACGTTGCGCGTGATCACCAGGTTGTTTTCCAGGATCTCCAGGGCCTTCCTGGTGATCATGTCAATGGTCAGAATGCTATTGGCCACAGCGGGCTCCTTTCAGATTTAGCGATTTGCCTGAGCCTGCAACTTTCGCATCTGTCTTGCTCGCTCGGCTTCAATCCACTCCGACGTACTCATGTTCTTGATAGAACGCGGGTCAGTCGTGTCATACGACGGGTTATTGCCGCTGCGCGCGGTGACGGGTGTGATCGGTGCTGGTGCAGACGTTGAACGTTTGACGGGCGGATTGTCGGCCAGTTTGGCTTCGATCCTCCCAATTTCCTTGGCTTGCAGGATGGGCGGTAAGCGAGCGATACGTTCCGTTTCCTTAACGTTGGTGCCGAGGTAGTACGCTACGTCGGGGCCAACGTCAGATGCGCGGATGGTGTCAGCCATGACAGCCGTGATGGGCAGCTTGGGGTTGTAGGCGACCTGTTCAAAGTCGTCGTACTTCTCCCTGGCTTGCTCCTCGCGGTCGTGATAAGCCTCCAGCAGTTCGGCTTGCTGCTTCTGCGCCTCCCGTTGTGCCAGTCGCTGTTCAACCTTCTGATCGGCCAACGCTTCCGCGTAGGCTTCAGTCGATTCGAACTGCTCTGCAGACGGTAGTTGCTTGGGCTGCTCGGCCACGGGCGGCTGTGCCCGTTGACGCTCCCACTTACGCTGCTCTCTATCAAGCCGTTTCCTGACAATGGCGTCCAACTCCTCTTGAGTAAACGTCTTTGCCTGTTGTTCGACTTCCGGCTCAGTGCCCTGTTGTTCGACAGGACTCGCTTCCGTAACTGCCGTGGGTTCCGGTGCGGTTTCTGCGGCGTCGATCTCCGCTGCGACTTCTTGGCTCATGTGCGGGCCTTGATACACCTGGTCAACGGGCCAGTACGTTTTGACTATAGCCTGTTACGCCGTGCGTTTCCACATGCAGGCTAAAAATAGTTGCTTTCAGTACATCTGGTCAATCCATGCCGGGCTGTCTCAGTCGTCTAGGTGCTAAGTTTCAGCAAACACGTTGGTAAAGACTGTTCCGTCCTCCAGCGCCTCGATCTCATGCCATTCGTTCGCCCGCAAATTGACGGGTTGCGTGTCTTTGGTCATCACCAATTCCCGGCCTTCTTTTCGCACGATACAGCTTCCCGCGTGGCACATAGTCAAGTGCGCGTACATGTGCTCATGGCGTGGCAACCCCTCACCCACGTTGGCATGGTAGACGTTCAACGTGGTCCCGTTCTGCGTAACGGAAAATTGAGGGGCTAAAGGCGTCACAGTTCTTGCGCCCCGGTTACTGTAGGCTGTACCGGAACTGGCGGCATAGGCTCGTTGGTAACGAGATACGTCCCGTCCCAATTAAAACCGATACTACCTACACCGATGACTTCAAGATTCCATTGTTTTGCAGCACTATCCCACACCCAGTCTTTTGCTGGAGTAGTAGCCTGAATCAACATTAAGTACCCAGACGGGGGTTGCCATGTGTTTGGATTGCCGTCCCATAGGCAAACATTGTCGCAAACAGAAGTGGTTTCATTAACGATGCAATAATTTTGAGTAACCATGTTTATCACCACTCAAAAATAACAACGCCTGCAGCACCCGCGCCGCCGTTTCCATTTACAGTGCCAGAACGCCCCGGCGCGCCGCCACCATATACATTGGCCGTTCCAGTAGTATTGGTATAAGAGGTTTGCGGGTTGCTAAAAATAGAACACCCACTTACACCACTTCCAAAACTATCGCCGCCATTAATATTTATATCGCCACCACTTGCAGAGCCTCCTCTTGTTGGCCCTGCGGAATAAACACCGCCATTGCCGCCATTTCCAGTAATTGTGCTGATTGCTTGTGTGCCAGAGGCTACAGTTGAATTTCCACCAGCAGACCCGCTTGTATTGTTAGTGGCACTTCCTGCCCCACCGGCTCCAACTGTCACTGATAACGTATTTCCGGGGGTTAAACTTGTCAAAAATTTAACAGCAGTTCCTGCGCCAGCGCCTGCAATACCGCCGACTTCTACGCTGCAAACATTCTGAAATCCGGAACCGCCACCACCACCGCCGACAACAGTGACTTTTAATCTTGTAATTCCTGTTGGAATCGTAAAAGTTCCATTTGAAGTAAATACTTGAGCATTAGCACCCAAAGCAGAAGCAGGCAAAGCTGTTGACGCCCAAGTCGTGCCGTTGGAAGTCAGCACGTTTCCACTGGTGCTGGGCGCAATTGTTTGAACAGCAGATGCGCCATTACCGAGCAAAACATTGTTTGAGGCAAGAGTTGCAGCGCCCGTGCCGCCGTTTGCTACAGGAAGCGTACCCGTGACGTTGGTTGTCAGTGAGCAATAAGTTGTAGACGTACTGCCCGTACCCCCCGAAGCTATAGGCAACGCCGAGCCCAGCGACAGCGATCCCAGCGACAGCGTGGTGCCGTCAAAAGTCAGCGCGGCGGATGTGGATAGCACACGGTTGCTGTCAAAGTACGGCACACCGTTGATCACTGCGCCAGAGTACGGCGCCACTTGGTACTGGCCAACGGAGATCTTCTTTGACCCGGCCAACCCAGCAGACGAGTCAACGATATACAGCAGATCCGCCGCGTCAACGTCAGCGCCGTTCAGTGACGGGAGGTCGGAAACTTTTTGGTCAGCCATGATGTCCTTAGATCGTCACGTTGCCCGTGATGGTCACGTTGCCCGGTATCGTACCGTTCGGCGACGGCGGTGGGGGTGGTGGTGGTGTTGGTGCCGGCGGATCAGTAGGGATGGGGTAGTCAACCCACTTCTCCTCGCTCTGGCTCCACTTCCACACATAGCCCTCGACCGGCGCAGGCTCCACAGGCCGCACCACCCACCCAGGCGGGCACCACCAGACCGTTTCCTCACCGGGTCCAGGCACAGGAGGCTCAGGCACCTCCACCCAGCCGGGGGTGCCGTCAGTGTGATCTTTGGGGATCGACCCGTCTTTGCTGTAGAGCGTCATGTGTCAATCGACTTTTGTGTTGTCATGGCCTATGAAAAGCACAAATTGGCAGGATTTGATACCCACACTATGCCCGCGATCAGCGGTGCGACTACTTGCGCCACAACGTGTGCTTTTCATAGGTCATAGCGTCGGGAATGCTGCGGTGGGTGCGGTGAAGTTAGCCGTGTAGCGGGCAACGCCGTTCGTGATGCGGAGGTCTTGAACATACCCCAAGTACAAAAGGTCGGTCAAAATTCTACTAGCGCCAACATACAGCGGATTTGTTTGGTTGAAGTTTGTAGCAACAGTATCAACGCCCGTGTTAGTGCCGTCGACGTATATTTTTGTTTGATTTGTACCTGTACCTTCTCGGACCACTGCCACATGCGTCCAAACACTTGGAGTGATAGTGGCAGAAGTAATAGTGAGGTTACCAAACACAAACTGTATTTCCTCTGCGTATGACACTTGTACTTGCCAACCAGTGCTAGTAGTCCCTTTACTTACTACAGCTTGAGTGCTCCCACCAGACGATGTGAAGTACAGCCAAAACTCAATAGTGAATGGCGCGGTACCAAACCGCAATTCTGGCTTGTCAATGACGGTCAGGTAATCTCCCGTGCCGTCAAACGCCATGCTGGTCGGAGACCACTTTGCCTGCGTGGTGCTGACCTGAGCATTGCCCACGGTCTGACCATTGTTGATCGTGGCCGCGTCAAAGATGCCTGCGTTGGTGAAGTTCAGCAGCAGGCTGGTGTTGGTGATTGCGGTGAGGGGAGTTGTGGGGACGGTGATGGTCGAAGACGCAGCGTTGTACGCGGATGAGCCTTTAAGAACACGGGCGTTAGAAATATAACCCTGCAACTGCCGCGTAGAAGCATTTGCGAACCACTGTCCACCGATTGTCATCGTTCCGCCAGTCCCAACGGTGGCCGACGTAGTAGCAGTTGCTACGCGGGTTCCGTTTACAAACAACGAAAGCGTTGATCCGCTACGGCAAGCGACAGCGTGTACCCACTGATTAATTGGGAATAGTGTTGTGTCAACAATAGTGTTTGCAACCCCTGTTGCATACGCAAGCGCAAGGTATCCAGACGGATCAAGTTGAAAGCTGCATGTAGCTGAGCCAGTTGCGCCAGCAACACCATAGCTTATAATTCCTTGAACAAAAGTATTAGTTTGCCTAGTTGCAAACACCCACGCTTCATAACTAAAGTCCCCGTTTCCAATTTCAAACGCAGCGTTATTGGCAAGGGCGAGTTCATCACCGTTCCCATCAAAATACCCACTGCCACCATACGAGGCCGCGCTGTAAGACGCTGGCGGGTTGAACGGCGCGAACTTGCTGATGCGCGTGTCACCATTGCGCGTGATGGCAAAGGCGTTGGTGCTGTTGTCAATGAAGCGGTTGTCCTGCAAGCACAGCAGGCTGGTGTTTGTGATGGCCGTCAGCGGGGTGGTCGGCGGGGTGAACGCTGCGGTGTAGACGGCGGTGCCTTTGACGATGCGAAGGTTGGATTGATAGCCAACCAGCAAGTAGTCTGGCAGAGTAGTTTCAATTTGTGCCCCTACTACAATGCTTCCAGTGCTGTTGAATATTGTGGCGCTTAAAGTTTGTGTAGAACCTACCTGTGTTCCATTCCAAAACACCAAGAAATTATTTCCTGACCTAACAAATGCAACATGGTTCCAAGTTCCAATAGTTGGCGCAGATGCCAAATTGACGCTAAGGTTTGTTTGACCACTTCCGTTTGTTGAGTATGTTAAATATAGCTGGTACGTTCCTGCGCTATTAAAAAGGTAAAAAAACCACCCCCTGCTTGAACTGGGC